ATGCCAAATGGGTGAGCTAGTCAGGCTGCACGAGGAGAAGCTCGCTGCACCTGTCAAGTCAGGATATGAAGACGAGATCGTGACTGCCCGGCTCGCTGAGTTCGGGCAGATGAACCTCTGGCGCTCAACAACCGCATCCCACTGGGAAGAGATCGCGGAGCTGATCGACCCCGCCTCACGGAACACTTTCTACTACGGCAACTACAACTGGCCGGGGCAGAAGAAGACCGACCGCCAGGTAGACGCAACGGGAATGATGGCGCTTGGACGGTTCTCGGCCATCCTCGACAGCCTTCTTACTCCTAGAAACCAAATCTGGCACCAGTTGGCGTCAGACAATCCCGACATAATGAAGAACCGTGACGCCCGTTTGTGGTACGAGGCAGTCACTAAGATACTATTTCAGGAGCGATACGACGCTATTGCCAACTTCACGGCAGGTAATCAGCGGTCATATCGTAGCATTGGAGCCTACGGAACTGGTGGTTTATTCATCGATCAGGCTGTTGATGACTGGAATCGTCCAGTAAATAAGCTACGCTACAAGAATATACCTATCGGTGAACTGTTCATCAGCGAGAATCATCAGGGACGAGTGGATAAGGTCATCCGCTGGTTCAAGATGACGCCAAGACAAGCGTACCAGAAGTTCGGTGATCGTATGCCAGCGACTTTGCTGGCGGCAATGGAACAGAAGTCGGAGCAGATGTATGACTTCCTCCATTGCGTACAGCCTCAGACGGACTACGAAGAGGGTGAGTGGGGCGTCAAGGGAATGCCTTACTCGTCTCAGTATATTTCTATCCAGGGCAGGGCATTACTTTCAGAAGGCGGCTATCGTTCTTTTCCATATGCAGTAGGGCGGTATATCCAGACGCCGATGGAGACCTATGGCCGGTCTCCGGCGATGGAAGTTCTCCCGGCCCTCAAGACCCTGAACGCCGAGAAGACCACGTTCCTGAAGGTCGGCCATCGGGCGGCGGACCCGACCCTCCTGACTTACGATGACGGCCTCATTGACCCAACCATGAAGCCGGGAGCGGTGAACAAGGGCGGCATGAACGCGGATGGAAAGCCGCTAATCGGCATCCTTCCCACCGGGCAGATTCAGGTCACCAAGGAGATGATGGACGAGGAGCGGGCGCTGATCAACGACGCCTTCCTCGTCACCCTGTTCCAGATCCTCACCGAGACGCCGCAGATGACGGCGACAGAGGTTATCGAGCGGACGAACGAGAAGGGTATCCTCATTGCTCCGACCGTGGGGCGGCAGCAGTCTGAATATCTCGGCCCGATGATCCACCGCGAGCTGGACCTTCTTTCGCGGATGAAGAAGTTCCCGCCGATGCCCGACGTGATCCGGGAAGCGCAGGGCGAATATAACGTCGTTTATACGTCGCCTCTAGCAAGAGCCCAGCGGGCGCAGGACGTAGCGGGTTTCCAGCGCACCCAGCAGAGTGTGATCGAGATCGTCAACGCGACACAGGATCCCTCTGTCTTGGACGTGTTCAACTTCGACGTTGCCGTTCGCGAGATCGCCATGATCCAGGCGGTGCCGGAACGGTGGCTCAACGACGACACGACGATCCAGAAGAAGCGCAAGGCGCGAGCGGATCAGGCCGCGCAGCAGCAGCAGCTCCAGGCTCTGCCTGCTCAAGCCGCAATGCTGAAGGCTCAAGCCGTAGTTCAGAAGGGCGCTCTGCCGCAGCAGGCAGCAGCTGGGCAGCCGATGCCACAACAAGCGGGAGGACAACAGTGATCGATCATGTGCCGGGAAAGCCCCGGATCGGAACGTTCGTGGATTACTTCAATCCACGGCTGATGCAGCGGATCGGTTTCACGGAAGGCTATGGGAAGCGGTTTGACGGCCCCTATGCGGCCCTAGTGACGAACAATCTGGGCCATGGTTTGACCCTCAGGATTTACTTCCCAGGCGTCAATTCGGTGGAGCTGGAAAGCGTTCCCCACAAGGAAAGTGCACCGGACTACGTACCGACAGACGGGACGAACCACCCCGTGCATAACGGTAACGGATATTGGGAATGGCAAAGCCAGACTAAGCCCGCTCGCGCAGCGAAAGAGACCGGTGCCAAAGCCGATCACTGAGGAACAGGCGAAAGCCCTGTTCGACAATACCGCCGAACTCCAGAAGGCGTATCTGATGGCGTTCTCCGGCCCGTCCGGAGCGATGGTCCTCAATGACCTTTCACGCTTCTGCCGAGCCAATGAAACCTGCTTCCACGCCGACCCCAGACTTCACGCTGTCCTGGAAGGGCGACGGGAGGTCTGGCTTCGGATCGACGCTCAGAAGAACCTTACAGTCGAAGAATTGATGCAACGACGGCTCGGCGATTCCGCCGTGGTCGTGAAGTACGAAGAGGGGGAAGATGATGACTGACGCAGTAGTTGATCCCGCACCGGCAGCACCCGCAGCTCCTGCCGCAGCTCCGCCTGCCGACAAGTGGTATTCCGCTCTCGATGCGGATGCGCAGAGCTACATCACTGCTCGCGGACTGGCGGACAAGGATCCGGTTCAGGCGTTCCTGGATACGGCCAAGGCCCATAAAGAGGCACAGGCCTATATCGGCGTGCCGAAGGAACAGCTTCTCAAACTGCCGAAGTCTGATGCTCCGCCGGAGGAATGGGACGCAGTTCACGAGCGTCTTGGCTGGTCGAAGAATGCTGACGACTACAAGCTGGAGGGCCTGAAGCACGCGGACGGCACTGACGTAGACGATGCAATGAAGGACTTCATTCGCGCGCAGGCGAGCGAACTGAAGCTGTCTCCTACGGCTGCGCAGAAGCTGGCAGAGAACACGATCAAGCAGCTGGACACTACGAGGGCCGCATCAACGGCAGAGGAATCAGCCGCAGCCGCCAAGGCGCTCGAACAGCTGAAGCAGTCATGGGGTCCGAATTACGAGGCCTACAAGGTCATCGCCGACCGGGCCTACGAGGCTCTGATGAAAGAAGCCGGGTTTGACCAGGCTAAGATGACGGCTGCGGTGCAGAAGCTCGGTGAAACCGCAGGAAAAGCCGAAACGATGCAGCTTCTTCTAGCGCTCGGAAAGAAGCTCGGAGAAGATACGTTCGTCGGCGGAGGCGGTCCTTCTGGTAATACTTACTATACCAAGGAAACGGCAGTCGTTCGGATCAATGAATTGAAGGCCGACACTGCATGGACTGCTCGTTATCTTGCTGGTGGAATGGCTGAAAAGAAGGAAATGGAAAGCCTTCACACAATTGCTTACGGAGCTTCGTAGGAAGGTTCTTTACAACCCGACTAAGCTATAGTATTTATGTTGCCGACATAAGAGCGCACACCCATTTGGGCCGCTCGATAAGTCATCCGACCCCCGGTTCCCGGATACGGTCTCCAAACGATCACTTTGATTGTGGAGTCATTCCGTGGCTACTGATGGTCTCTATCAACTTTACACGACCCAGTTCTCGACTGTTCTTGAGCTGAAGCTCCAGCAGATGGGGTCGAAACTTCGCGGCAAGCTTCGCGAGGGCTTCCATGTCGGCAAGATGGCATCGCCGGTCAACCAGATTGGCGCGGTCCAGCTCAAGGCTCCGGCGGGACGCTTCGCACCGATCCAGCGCACCGACCCGGATTTCACCCGGCGTTGGGTGTTCCCGCAGGACGGCGAACTCACTCAGCTCATCGACAGCTTCGATGAACTGAAGACGATTGTCGATCCGAAGTCGCAGTATTCCGACAACGCCGCACAGGCGGTCGGTCGTGGCTGGGACGACTGTATCATCGCCAACGCCTTCGCGACGGCGCAGACCGGTCAGGACGCGGCTTCGCTCACTCCGGAGTCGTTCGACACGACCAACTTCCGTGTCGCCGACACCTTCAGCGCTGGCGCGACTTCGGTGGGCCTCACTGTTGCCAAGCTGATCGAAGCGAAGCGCATCTTCCGTCACTATCACGTCGATATTGACAGCGATCCGCTGACTCTCGTGATCGGATCGTCCCAGGAATCGGACCTGTTGAAGCAGGTTCAGGTTGTCTCGACCGAGTTCAATGACAAGCCGGTCCTGGTGGATGGGAAGATCACCCGCTTCCTCGGCTTCGACATTGTCGTGTCCGAGCGTCTTGCGGTTGCGTCCAGCATCAGGAACTGCATCGCCTTCGCGAAGTCGGGCCTGTACCTCGGAATCTGGCGCGACATGACCAACATCGCCAGCCAGCGCAACGACCTCTCGGGTCACCCCTACCAGATCTACACCCAGACTTCGTTCGGTTCGACCCGCACGCAGCCGGGTAAGGTTCTGCAAGTCAACTGCGCCGACTCGACCGGTGCCGACATCACTCCGTAAGGGACATTGAGCAATGGCTGCTGACTCTGTTAAATCCGCCTCGGTCACCACTCTTGACAGTGTTGGGACGGCTTCCGCTACCCAGCTTACCGAGGGCATCGGCGGGCCGGGCCGCGAGGTCAACCACTCGGACTATGTGGCCGCTACTGCCGCCGGTCTGGCTTCGACCTCCTCGCTCTACAAGATGGTTCGACTGGCGACGACTACCGTTCTCAAGGACGGATGGCTGTTCACCAAGGGCCAGATGGACAGCAACGGTTCTCCGACGCTGGCCGTGGACCTGGGGGCTTACTACTCGGATAGCACGACTGACGGAACGCCTGCCTCCCTCCAGGGTACGCAGATTTCCGCCAACTGCTTCGTTGCCGCCAAGGCGTTCGCCCAGACCACTTCGGGATCGAAGATTGACGCGCTTTCTAATCTGGATGCCAATCTTCGCACCTCGCCCTTGTGGAAGCAGGTCGGCCTCACTTCCGATCCGGGTGGATACATCGACGTTGTTCTTGCTGTTCATACCGCAGCGGCGACTGGCGTTGCGGGGAATATCAGCATCAACCTTTCGACGGTGAATTAATTTCGGGGTCTCCCCGAGGTCGCCGACCTCTGGTCTTGTCCTCCTTAACGGGGTCGGCGACCAAACTTTAGGAGCCATGAATGGCCAGTGTCTCGCTAAGTTTCTCGGTCGATAAGATCGAAAACCTGAACCCGGAGAACATCACGGTCGGGACTTCGGCTCCGGGTGCGGGAGACATTGAGCTTCGGGTGAACACGGCAAACGTGCAGAGCCTCAAGCAAATCTTCCTCGCGCTCGAAAAGCTCGACTGGTTCGTCAACGACCAGAACTACGGTCCCAAGACTTTCAAGGAGCTGTAATGCGCGCTCACGAGAGCTTCGCATGGAGCAACATCAGCGCCACACCGGCCCAGTTCAGCCTCCTTGGCGGAACTTATGCTCTGGATGCGGTCGCGACATGGGGCGGCGGGTCGGTCAAGCTTCAGCGCGTAGGCCCTGACGGCTCTACCCTGATCGACGCAGCCACGTCCATGACGGCCAATGGAACGTCTGGGGCGTTGAGCCTCACTCCGGGCAAGTATCAGCTCACGATTGCCACGGCCACTGCTGTCTATGCGAGTGTAACCCGCATTCCAGGAGAGTAACCCGTGGCGGAATATCGCGTCCCTCTGGACATCGCCAACCGGGCTCTCGATCACTGCGGCGTTCCCAATATCTCCGCATTCACGGATGACGCGAAGGGCGCTCTCTACACCAACGCGGTCTATGACAAGCTTCGTGTTGCCGAGCTTCGCCGCAACGTCTGGCGCTTCTCCGTAAGGAAGGCGGCGTTAAGAGCTGTGGATGAGGCCACGATGTTCCTCGTTCCTGCCGCGTGGAGTTCCACTGCGGTCTACCCGCAAGGCTCCATCATCACCTACAACAATACCTTCTATTTCGCGGCGCAATACGTGCCTGCGAACACGCCTCCGGGTAGCCCCGATGAAGCGTACTGGACGGTCTACTTCGGCCCGCAGACCGTCACGAAGTACGACTCCACGACCCAGTATTATGCCGGTGAGCTTGTCTACAACGTCGTTGCCGGGACAGTGAACGTCTACCAGTGCCTGATTTCAGGAACAGCGGACGATCCCACTTTGGGAGCGATCGCGTGGGATGCGGCGACGACCTACAACATCGGTGACACCGTATCCTATGCCAGTTCCACATGGCAGTCGAAGGTCGATCTCAATACCAATAACACGCCGTCTGAGGATGCCTACTGGACCGCCGTTCCAGTCACCAATCAGGCGGCAACCCAGATCGGCCAAGGCTGGCTACAGATCAACGCCACAGTCCGATACCAGCGGTTCCAGTATCCGATTGACGCCGGACCTCGGGACCAGTCGGCAAGCCGCAATGTCTTTCGCCTTCCCTATGGGTTTTTGAGGGAGGCGCCGCAGGACCCAAAGCAGGGTGTCGCGTCCTATCTCGGTGCACCTTCCGGCCTGCCCTACGACGATTGGGTGTTCGAGGGTGACTACATCACGACCTCGGACAGTCAGGTCATCATCCTAAGGTCGGTCGCTGACATTCAGGACGTTAGCCAGATGGACCCGATGTTCTGCGAGGGTCTTGCAGCGAGAATAGGGCTGGAGATTTGCGAGCCGCTTACCCAGTCGGATTCCAAGCTCGGCACGATCAGCCAGATCTACAAAACCATGATGGGGGACGCCCGCAATGTGAATGGAATCGAAACGGGTTCCGTGGAGCCGCCCCTGGACGATTACATTACGTGCAGGCTCTGAGATGGGCACCGCTTCGTTCGCCCAGACCAGCTTCCTTGGGGGAGAGTGGAGCCCTCAGATGCAGGGCCGCTTCGACCGGGAAGACTACAGGACGGGCTTAAACGTATGTTTGAATGTGATCCCGATAGAAGAGGGTGCTGCTCCCCGTCGCTCGGGAACTCGTCTGGGTGGTGTAACCCGGAATGGCTCCTACGGCGTTCTTAGGGAATATCATGTCGATGAGGCCCAGCCTTACGACATAGAACTGACGGCTGGATACCTAAGACTATGGCGGGCCGGAGCCCAGTTGGTAACGGAGCCGGGACTTGATGTCTCTGATATTTCCACTGACGATCCCGCCGACTTTTTCGTTCCCGGACACGGATACTCGACCGGCGATCAGGTCATTTTCACTCTTGATGGCGCGACGACCTATGCCGGCATAGACCAGCTTCTCGGAAGGCAGCTTTCGGTAACGGTCATCGACACGGATAATTTCAGCCTTTCGGATGCCTTAACCGGGGCGGTGGTCGATGGGTCGCTGATCACATTTGCCAATATTACCGGCCTTGTCGTCTATAAAATCTTCGAACTCACCACCAGCTACGCCGAAGCCGACTTGCAGCAGGTACGCATCGTTCAGGATGGGGCCGATGCGCTCCTTCTCCACAATAGCTACAAGCCGAAGAAGCTCACGATCACCACCAACTCCAACGGGGTGTTTTCAACGGCGGCACTGACGGACGTGGTTTTCCACGATGGGCCATACCTCGATGTTCCATCTGACGGCTCGACTCTGACCCCAAACGCCACTTCCGGATCGATCACGTTCACGGTTTCGGCGACTACCAGCGTAAATAGCGGCAAGGGCTTTCTATCTTCAGATGTTGGACGGCAGTTCCGCTTCTTCTCGGAACCTCTCGCGTGGGCCTCTGGCACGGCCTATTCGGCGGGCAATCTGGTCAAGGAGGCGGGCACCTACTGGAAAGCCGTTCAATCCTCTACCGGAGTCCAGCCCAGCACCGATAATGGAACGAACTGGGTTATCGATCCCACCGCCGCATCGTGGACGTGGGGCACGATCTCTTCCATCTCGTCACCTACCGCGTTTGTCGGGACTGTGGCGTCGGCAGTCACCTACCCGGACAACACGGCCGGCGGGAACCTCCTCTATACCAATGCCGCCGTCGCGTGGCAGCTCGGCGCTTACTCCGATACGACCGGCTATCCGTCGTGCGGTGCCTATTACCAGGGCAGGGTGTGGCTTGGTGGTGCTACGAAGAACCGCTTCGACGCCTGTGTCTCAAACGATTTCTCGACGAACGGCTACATCAACTTCGCCCCCACCGGCCTCGATGGAACCGTTGCCGACAATAACGGGATATCCGGGACACTGAACGCCAAGGAAGTCGAGAACTTCCTGTGGATGCTTCCCGACGAACAGGGTGTCCTCGCAGGGACTCAAAGCGGGGAATGGATCATCGCATCCTCTGGCGGGGGAGAGCCCATAACTCCCACTTCAATCGCTACCCGTGAGATGACGCACTACGGGAGTATCAACACCCCCGCCATAAAGATCGACCGGGTTACCGTCTTCGTCCAGCGCGACGGGCGCAAGGTCTACGAATATATGGCGAACTACTTCACGCAGAAGTTTGTCGCCGACAACCTCACTCTTCGTTCAAAGCACCTGACTGTAAGCGGGGTGGCTGAACTTGCGTACATGCGGGAGCTCACCCCCGTCATCTGGGCGCGCCTCAACAATGGCGGATTGATCGGCTGCACCTACAAGCATGACGACCCCATCAAGCCAATCGAGTTCAATGGCTGGCACCGGCACCAACTGGGGACGGGCAGGAACGTCATCTCGATCCAGGGTGGACCGGCCAACGGAGGGGAGACGGATACCCTCTCTCTTGTCACCCAGGACCCGGATACGGGATTTTGCTTTGTCGAGTTCCTTCAGACCATCTGGGATGATTCCGACGACCTTCTGAGCGCATGGTATCTCGACGGCGGGTTGAATGCTGCGGCAGCGGAAAAGCTCACCGTCGATGGTGTCGATGTCATCCGCATCTACGGCCTCTGGTATATGGCCGGGGAGACTGTTTCGGTCTGGGCTGCGGGCGTCGATTGCGGCGACTTCACCGTAACCTCGGGAGGAACCCTTGACGTTCCGCTGAACGTTGGAACGTCCCTGTTTACGGACGCGCGCCTTCAGGACGTAACCGCTCTCGGCTGCACGTCTCTCTCGACGGATATTGTCGGGACAGAGGCAACGGCGGCCCATGTTTTCGTGATGTCGGCGGAAGAGAATTACGACCCGACGCGCGTAGCCTACATCGATAGCCTGTCGAGTTACTCGAACGTCTACATCATGACGGATCAGAACTTTCAGGGCGTGCAGTGGGACGCTGTGAACCGCAACCTCATGTATATGTATTGCGAGTTCACCCCGTCCTCCCCACTAACGAATACCACCGGCCATCCTCTTTGGGACGGTGAGTTTCTGGTTGCCGTTAATGGCACTCTCTCCGCTCAGACCCGGAAGAACTCATGGGTTTGCCAGAAGAATATCGATACCGGAGAGGTGTCGTTCTACGAGAATTACAGCGTTGATAACGTCGTTCCCTCGGGGATCGGCGGGAGCAATGGGACGTACCGGCGGGCTACGCTGGATTTCTCAGCCGGGTACACAATCGATTCCCACGGCAACCATATCAACTCCAATGGGCCGGGGATGACCGACCCGTACACCGCGAACTTCTGGGTCAATTCGCAGTCGTGCGAACTCTACTGCTTTCGTGCGCAGGATAATTATTCCCAGATCATCTCTCCTCTGGTCCCGCAGAAGGCAACGAACAATGACGTAATGATCGTCGGCTTCACCAATAACGGGGCGACGAAGCCGTGGTCTTTCGCCAGAGAGATCGATCTTGTCAGCGGAACAGCTCCCAATACCTATCTCTACCTGGTTCCAAAGGACATTACCGCAGCCGAGACCACGGCTGACTATCTCCTCATTTATGCCACGTATGACTACCCGATCCTACCGGTTCTTGGTCAGGCGGATAACGGGTTCTACACCGCATATAATCGTGAGGTCTTTGATCACTCGGGGAACATGTACCTCTTCTCCTGCGCCCCGTCGGGAGGAAAGAGCTTCACCCTCTACAGGTTCAGCCCCCCGACTGCGGCAAATTATCCGAGTGCTGCCGTTGGTGGAGGGTTTACCGACATAACCCCGTGGTCATCGAGTACCGGCCCAAATTCAGAAACCGGTTATGACCTCGCGCGCGGTGACGAGTCCGTGGCGATCACGAGCCCATCGGTCATTCCGATGTACCTCCCCGTAACCGACGATCTGGTGCTAATCGAGAAGTTCTTCCCCGTCGAACATACGGCGGCGTCATCAGATCCCGCCTTGATGAAATGGTCCTGCACCTACGTTCATGGACCGTCTGGAACCCCGACGTTCGATCATCACTCCGCCTTTGTTACGGGGTATATGACTTCCGACTGGGTATCGACCGACATCAACGGAGCGGCTTACGCCGTCACGGATGCGTTCGAGGTTAACAACTATCTCGGCCAGTCTGACTACAATTACAGTTCGATGGACTACACGAAGCGGTGGTTCTTCTTCGTCTGCCAGAAGATGCAGAACGGAGTTCGGGGAGCCGCGTCGAGGATAGTTCTTGTCGAGTACCAGTTCGTCTACGGAAGCGCTCCCACCGTACTTCAGGTTATCGATGAGCAAGGATGGGACGACCGATATCCAGACTATGCGCCCAAGGCGAGCGACCAGTACGGTTCGGTTGCAGACACCCCCGCTGTCGCGGTTTCGATGGCCACTGGGTACAACCCGGACGAATATATCCCCCTCTGGGATTCGGGGATTTACGACCCTGTAACGAATAGCTTCTGGTGGTCAGGGGGAAGCACCTCTGCCGACAACAAGACGGCGTTCTTCTGCCAGTTCGATCCCAATTTCGCCAACCGGATGAAGAAGGCGGACGGAGAGCCGGGAGGAACGATCCCCGCCGCAACCCCGCCATTCATGAAGCTGTCGTTCGCAAAGACCTATTGCGCGCCGTTCCTGATCGGCCACACCTATTGCAGCAAGGCCCAGATACTCCGCCCCGTCACGCCGAACGAGAGCATGACGCAGACCGGGCCATCGCTCGGCAAGTATCGTCGGGCCACGTCATCGGGGGTTTTGTTCAACGACGCTCAGGGGGTCAAGGTCGGCGTAGATTTCCTGACGATGCGGTCCTGCGATTTCAAGTCAACGGGCGGAACTGTAAGTATCCCGCTAACAGAAACCTTCTCTGGCATTTACTGGTCAACAGTAGACGCGAACTCAAATTATGATAACATGTGGTGCTGGGAAGTCTGTCGTCCATATCCATGCACGGTTGTTGCAATCGAGCTTCAACACAAGACTAACGAGAACGTCTGATGGGTGGGATCAGTGCGGGGGGTGCGGGCCAAATCGCTGGTGGTGTCGGAGATTTATTCTCCGGCATCTTCGCTGGACTTGGCGATTACGCTGAAGGAAAAGCCTATAGTCAGGCCGCGAAATACGCTCAGCAGAACGCCGTCGTTTCGGAAGAGGCGGGGCAGATCAAATCGTTCCAGGCCGAACGGGCTATCTTCAAAACCCTTGGGGCGCAGAAGGCGCAATATGCTGGAGCCGGACTGACCGGCGGCGGAAGCGCGCAGGAGGTTCTTCGGTCAAGCATTTCTCAGGGTGCGTTGGAAAAGGCGATCATTAACGAGCAGACCCAGATCAACGTCACTGGCTACGAGGAGCAGGCGGCGCAGTTCAAGGGCATGGCGACCGCCGCGAAAGACGCGGGAACCGGCAGCATCATTGGCGGAGTCTTCAAGGCCGCCGCAGCGATCATACCATTCCTATGACAAAGCTGAACAACTGGCTGGCGCTGCACATGACCTTGGCGGCGGGGACGGTGTGGTGCTTCTACACCTTCTTCGTCCTCTGCCTCTTGCCGCTGATATTCCCCGCCTACCAGGGCAATATCCTCTACGTATCGAACTGCTTCCAGCTGGTTCTCTTGCCCATAATCATGGTGGGGCAGAACCTCCTCGGCGCGCAGTCCGATGCGAGAGCCGAGCAAGACCATGAAATGATCATGGGTGAGCTATCGGAGATCAAAGAGATGCACGCCGAGCTGAAAACCCTCGTTGAAGGGAAGGTGTAGGCCGTGCCGAACATAGTCGAATATAATGCGCAGTCGAACCTCGAACCTACAGACCGTGGGATACAGGCGGCGGAGATCGCTGGGCGCAGGATAGGCCTGTTTTACCACCAGCTTGCGGACGATGTGAAAGGCGTTGCCGACGCCGTCCAGCAGCACATGTCCGTCATGGAGTCGTCCGAACTCTACAAGACCGGCACGGCGTTGCAGCAAAATGTCCGCCAAAGATTTGAAGCGGAAAGCGCCCTTCCAGAGAATCGCAACGATCCTCACTTTGGCGACCGCTTCATGGCGGAAGTTCAGCCGCTCATTGAGAAGTGGCAGTCCGGGGCAAGCACCGACCACGGGAAGATGCTTGCCAGCACGCTCGGTAACGACATCTACAAGGAGACGTTCAATTACGTACACGCGGGCCAGGCCGAAATGGACACCGCCCACGTTCTTGCTAACGGCAAGCAGATTGGAAATACCCTTGGCGCTGGGCTGATCACAGATCCATCGGAAGGCAACTTAAACCGCTCCATCGGCACGATGAACGATGCCGTCGATGGCATGACGATGAGCATATCCGACGTTGCCACAAGAGAGCGTGTCGCGACGGAGCTCAAAGGTGAGTACCTGCCTCAGCTCGTTATCGCCCGCTATCGCGGCGTTGCCGAAAGCATCAAGAACCAGGTTGCCGAAACAGGAGACGAAACCAAGTCCCCGGCCAAGGATCAGCTGGATAAGGACATCGCGAACCAGGTAGGATTTCAATACCTCTCGCCTGAACAGCAGTCCGCCCTCTCTACAGTGCGCGATGAAGCGGTTCGGCAGGGCAAGGAACTGTTCAACACCGCCGACGCCGCGCAGCGCAAGAAGGACTCCGACGACTTCAACGCGGCCCTTCTGCCGATCGAGACCTCACTGTTTCAGAATAACGGAGCCGGTGGGGTTACGATGGCCGTCACCCCGGAAGCGCTTGAGGCTGTCCAAAGGGCGGCACAAATGCCGGGGGCCAAACAACACCCGGAGAAGATCGAAGCTCTCCTGAATGCGATGCACACCGCAACGCAGGACAAGCTTGCTGGCAAGGAGACCGTTACCGATCACGGGACATTCGTTCAGTTGTCTTCCCTAATCGGGTCCACCGCAAATCCCCTCACCACAACCGAAGTCGATAAGGCGTACGCCAATGGCAAGCTGAACGATGAGGACTACCGATTCCTCAGAGGCTCGGCGGTGGACAGCAAGCAGTCAAACCCCAAGGCCGTTCACGCCTTCACTGAGCTGAACGAGTGGCTGACTCGCATCAAACCCATGATTGACAAGTCCAACCCACTACTCGGCAACATGGACCAGACCGGAATCCAGAACTTCTCCTACTTCTCGTGGGACGCGACCCAGAAGCTGAAGCAGATGATCTCTGCCGGATACGAACCGGAGCACGCTCTCACGATGATGACGGACCCGCGTAACCCAAGGGGACTCTATCACTTCATCCCCCAGTATCAGGTCCACGACGGCAAGGCTGGGTTGCAGTCGGTTATCAAATCCATTTCCACTGGGGCGCCGCAGCCGATTGTCGCCCCACCGGGAGGTGTGAGACAGGCACCTCCACGCGGAGCAAACGAATCGACTGACGCCTATCTCAAGCGAACGGGCGGCTAATGCCCGACGCACCATCGCCGGTCGCAAATGCAGTTAAGGGGGTGCTGAACGCACTCAACCCCGCCGCAGGTGTGGCTGATTACATCGTCGATACGTTCACCGGCCATCTCCACGACGACAGGGCGTTAGGACAGGCTAAGCCGCAGGCTGTTGCCCCCGGCGCTGCCGACATAGCAAAATTACATGCGGCTGGTTTTTCCGATCAGGAGGTCGCCGACTACCAGAGACGAACAACCCAGAAGCTTCTGGACGCGGGATTCTCGGTTCAGGACGTTGAGGCGCATTGGGGAGTAACCGACCCGCATTCCCCGGAAGTCTCAAGCTACGTCGCTAACAATGTCCGCCAGTCGGGTGTTACCGAAGCCCATGGACCGCTGGCCGCTTTCGAGGCGGGATGGGGAACGTCGGTCGCCGGTATCGCTACTCACATGGCGAGGGGTGAAGATCCAAACAAAGCGTTCCAGGTTCAGCCCGGTCACGGCCTGCTCAACAATCTCGCGATGGCTGCGGGACAGACGGCGGGCGACATCGGCACCGACGTTCTAGGATTCTTCGGCGGAGCAGCGGCGGGGGCTGCGGTTCCGGGAGTTGGCGAGACTGGAGCCTCTGAGGTTGTCGGGGCCGTTGCTGGTGCGGCCGGCATGGGGATCGCATCGCAGGGCACGAGGGAAGTCCTTCTCGATTCCTACAATCGCGGACAAATCCATAGCGTCAGCGACTTCCTTCATGTCGTCGGCGCAAGCACAATCCGCACGCTGAAATCGGGTGCGGAGAACGCGCCCTTTGGGTTGGCTGGACCGATTGCCGGGAAACTCGCAGAGGTCGGGGCCAAGCCAGTTGCGGCCACGGTTGGGGGAATCGGCGGCGCTACAGTTGCCGGGGTAGGAACGGGCGCTGCGATTAATCAGCGTATGCCGGACGCGCAGGACTTCGTGACTGCGGCGGCGACCATGCTCATCGCACACGGGGCGTCAAAGGCGGGTATCGTTGTTCACGGTGTCTTCCGTCCTTCCCCGGAGACTCTTCATGTCGCCAATAACCTTGAGGAGATTTACCGCCGTAACGGAACGGCTCCGTGGGATGCGGTCAACAAGGCGAGAGAGGATGCGGGGTTAAGGCAGGAACTTCTTCAGCAAGATGTGAACGGGAACGCGGTCGCCCCTAGAACGCACGCCATCGCCCCTCCTGAACCTCCCCCGATCAAGATTGGCGGAGAGGAAGAACCTAGACCGGGGATGAAGAACGTGACGCCCGGTCACATGGCTCACTCGCCGGTAGTCACGTCCTTCGAGGACTTGTCCACCGCGCTTGAGGGATCGCGCGACGATAGCGTTTCCCCGAAGGGAGCTATCGGCAAGCACCAAATCATGGTGGGGACGGCCCGCCAGTACGGGTTCGGGGAGGGAATGAGCCAAGCCGAGCTGGCTCAGTGGCTTCACGATCCGAACAACAACGCGATGGTGTTCCACAAGATCGCCGCTGACCTCCACGCGAGGTTCCACGGCGACATGAACGCCATGCTGATTGCCTACAACGCTGGGCCGGGACGCGCGGGAAAGTATCTCACCAAGGGTCCGGGGACGATGCTGGAGGCCATCCCCGACAAGACGGCACGTGGAGGAATCCGCTACGAGAGCGTTCCATCTGCCAGAGATGAAAGCTGGCTCCCGATGGAGACCCAGAAGTATCTCGCCAATGGGAGGCGGCGTTCAGGCGGAGCTACCGAGTCCTCCGGCGAAACACAAATGGCTGGCGGTGAAGGCGGTAATAATCTTCCCGTCCTTCGCGTATTCCCGTCCGAAGAAAACCATGCCGACGAGGGAGCGGGTGGACCTCCCGCGCCTCCGGGTGGTGGAGAACCTCCTACACTTGAAGGCGAGGAAGGGCCGGAGGGCGAGCCAAAGAAAACCTACACGCCTGAAGAAGCGATCGATGAGATCATGGCGAACATCGGAGAGCCTCCGAAACCGCCGAGCCTCCTCAATCCGCAGAAGATACTGCAGCAATATGTGAGCGAGCTTCAGCCCGCCTACAATATCGACAGCCGCCTTGTCGAAGAGGGCGAGATCGACCGAAACACGGACGTGGGACAGCGTGACATGTTCCGCCAGACCTACGCCTCCGACACGCGCGCTGGGGCCTTCATGCGCTACGGCGTCCTCAGGATCGAGAACAACGCAATCGAGGTGGTGAAGGACAGCCCATCCATCGAAAAAGCGGTTGATGAGGTCAGAGAGTCCGGCGGGGATATGCAAGGCTGGCTGGCCTATATGCTCTCCAAGCGGACGGTCGATAAGGACAAGCAGGGGATCAAAACCGGCTTCAACCTCGACGCGGCAAAGGTTCTTGCCGAGAGCGTTGGCGAGCAGAAGAAGTACGAGAAGGCTACCCAGACCTTCAACAAAGTCCTGAACGGCGGTCTGGAATATGGCCGCGATAGCGGTCTGTTCAGTCAGGGCCAGATTGACGCGATGATGCGGGACAACCCCGCTTACATTTCCATGCGCCGGGTGATGGGTGATGACGAAGCGTTCGGCGGTGGCGCTGGCGGGAAGTTCAACACCCGCGATCCTCTCCGCCAGATGGAAGGTTCAGACCGGCAAATCATTGATCCGGTTCGCGCTACACTGGACAACCTTCGCGTCATTGTCGCGATGGCGGACAGGAACCGCGCCATCGGTTCGATCATCGGCCAGGTCGAAAGGGGGATGCTGCCAGACCTCGGCCTGAAGCAGCTTGAGTTCAATCCCAAGTTTACCGTCTCAGCGAAAGAGGGAGATCCTTTCAAGCCTTATGGGCTGGACGAGGACTCCACCCCGGAGGAGACTTACAAGCCGCTACTTGCTGAACGCGCATTTGGGAAGCTCAAACCCAACGAGTTCATCTACTATCGGAATGGTGTGCCGGAGCGGTGGCAGGCGAACGACCCCGCTCTAGCGGCGCTGATGCGGCGCACAACCAACGCCGGTGAAGCAAATATCATTGGCAAGGCTCTCGACAGGATCGCGGCGCTGGACAGGGCTGGAGTGGTCCTCGATCCATCCTTCCCGACGCGCATTACCCTTCGCCACCAGATTACGGCCTACATCGCCTCGCCACTTCATCCTCCTCCGTTCCTCACATGGATGAGCGGCATATCCGATGTGCTTACGCAGAACGGCGTTTTCCAGTCGTGGCTGGCCAATGGCGGAGCCGGGACGGCATTGGCCGACATGGACGTTAAGTGGTTCCAGCGAGACATGGAAAAGACCTTCGAGGAAGAAGGGATTTACAACCGCCTCTGGAACACGGTGAAGCACCCGCTGGAAGCCTATCAGTGGGTTGCCGAGAGGATGGACGCCGCGGCTCGCGTCGGAGCCTACAAGAAGGGGCTGGACATGGGGCTTTCGCCCCTGAAGTCCGCCACTCTCTCGCGCGAAGCCTACCTGGATTATGCCGAGAAAGCATCGCTTCAGGCGGTGAACAGCATCGCTCGGAAAGTCCCGTTCTTCCGCCCGAAGATACTGGGTGTGAAGCAGTTTGCCGAAGCCTTCGCCAACGATCCGAAAGGTTTTGCGAAGTTCGGATTGAAGGGGACGTTGGGTCTCACGGTCGCGACCGTCACCATCCCGACCATGCTGCTATACGCGGCCAATTACTATTACGACAAATACCTCCCCGAGGATCAGCGGTTCGATTCCATTCCCCGGTGGATCAGGGACACGCACTACATCACTCCCCCCATAGCGGGAGCGAGAATCCAGTTCCCATATCCTCCTGTTGTCGGGACCATCTTCGGGGGATTGGTCAACCGCTTCCTCGACTTCTGGAAGAAGGACGATCCTCACGCCTTTGACGATTGGGCGTCTGGTCTCTTTGGGGAATACAAGCCGCAGGAGATGATGCCCACGGCAATCAAGACGCCGCTGGAGTCGATCGCCAATTACAACTTCATGACCGGCCACCCGATCGTGCCTTCCTCCGTCGAAGCGGCGGACGGGTACATGCAATATACGAATGCCACGACCGAACCGGCCAAGGCCATTTCGCGATGGCTTGGGCCTCCGGGGATCAACGTTGCCAACGTTTCTCCGATCCAACTGGAACATTGGGTGGATGGCTGGACCGGTCCTGTTGGTATGGGAATCCTCAAGGCCGTCAACGGGCGGATGACGGATTACAAGCCGCCCCATCAGATGGCCGACACCCCGATTGTCGGAACGTTCTTCGTCCGCAATCCCGACATGCACGCCCAGCAGATCGAGGACTTCTACACCGACCTCAAATCGATGGAGGCGGCGCACACCGACTTCGCACTGGCCCTGAAGCACGGTGACCAAGGCGAGATAGCAACAGCAACCAAGGGGCCGTTCTATGGCCTGAGGATCGTTGGCAAGATTGCGGCTGCTCTGAAGGTCCAGTCAGCGGCCATCTCAGCCGTCAACACTGACACGACTATGCGACCTGAGGAGAAGTCTCAGGCCGTCGATCAAATCCTCAATAGCATGATCCAGCTCTCCGTAACGGGATCGGGGATCGTCGCTCAGATACAGGGTAAGAAGCCGAGCGAAGCGTTCCAGAAGCTTGACCAGGGCGGGGCAATCCAGACTGCAACAGCGGTGGCACAGCAATGAAGCCGCCAAGCGTAGTCGTTCCAGGACTGAACCGGGGGATAGGTGTTCCCGCTGGCTATGTGCTTGGGCGTCTTCCTGGCACAGGGCATGGTCCTGCGCAGCTTCTTAGCCTGACGCATTTGAAGCAGATGGGACTGGCGGCGACCGCTAGCATTTCCACCACCTACGTCCCGAACACGCGCCAGATTCACACAACCTCGCCGGTCTTGGGCGGCGGACCTCTGTCTTCGGACCTGACCCTTTCTCATGCGGCGAGTGGTGTTACGGCGGGAACCTACGGCGACGGAACGCACGTTCCACAATTCACGGTCGATGCCGATGGCCACGTAACCGGCGTAACCGAGGTTGCGATAACCGGCGGCGGTGGCGGTGGCACGACCACAGACGCCTTGACGTTCGACGTGACGGGTGGCGCAGCGCCGGGGGCAAGTTTCGACGGCTCCGCTGCAATCGCGGTCGATTATCATACTGTCGGGGCACCATCCGTAGCAGACATGAACGCCGCCATCGCTGCTGCAACGGGAAGCGGCGGAACAATCCCGGACGGAGTGGTGAGCGGGTGCGGGGTAGCATATTCAGGAACCGGACTGACGTTCAATATGTCGGCTGGCTCGTTCTATCTCGACAACACGCTTTACTCGGCAAGCGCGCAGTCCGTTACACTGGCGACAGCAGACGCGACGAACCCGCGTATCGACGTTCTCTATGTCGATACCTCCGGCACGTTCGGCAAGATCACGGGAACAGCAGCGGCCAACCCATCGCAGCCTTCGGTTGATTCATCCTCGCAGCTCTACCTTACCTTCGTGCTCGTTCCCGCTGCGGCAACGTCTCTTTCGGGGATCACCAACGAGACGATTTACGATGAGGGAACCGAGTGGACACCAACAGCCTCCGGGTCTGGTTTCACCGTCAACAGCACCAATAACCCCTATTCCGGAACGAAGTGCATTGAGGGGACAAGCGTTACCGCCGGTTCCTATGTGAAATTCGTCCGCAGCTCGTCGGAGTCGTTCGACGGAAGCGGCAACCTCACGCTGGAAATCCGCTCCAAGGCGACGTGGAACAGCAAGCGCTGGCTAACTCTGCAATGGTATCTTGCTGGAGTGGCCAAAGGATCTCCCGTCAACCTCAAGTCTGGGACGTTTGGCTTCGACAGTTCGCAGACCACCTCTTACCAACTTATCGTCATCCCCAAGACGCAGTTCGCTATTCCTTCGGGAACGAATGTCGATGAACTGCGGGTCACGGACGCGGGGGGGTCGATAGGCTTCTACCTGGACGACATCATTCTCCAGAACACCGGCACTACCTCTGGGGGCGGCGGAACGACATCAGGGATAACACAGGATCAGGCCGACGCGCGTTATTTCCAGATCACCAAGAACCTCTCGGAAGGCACCGCGTCAACGATCCGAACGAATATCGGTGCAACTACGGTAGGCGCTAACCTCTTCCGACTCACCAACCCTAGCGCGATCACGTTCTTGAGAGTGAACGCCGACAACTCTGTCTCGGCATTGAGTGCGTCCGCCTTCCGTACCGCTATTGGGGCCGGAACAGGAGGCGGCGATCTCGTCTCGACGAATAACCTTTCCGATGTCGCGAATACCTCGACAGCACGAACCAATCTCGGGCTTCTACGCATCGTACCGTTTTTCTTCACCACCACTCCCGCCAGCTCGGAAGTCATGGCAATTTATGCCGCCGTGGACGCTTTCACGATCCCGGCCAATATGAGCGGCTCACAAGTCAAGGTCGGGACTAACCCCGCCGCGACATTCGCCATGGACGTTCAGCAAAACGGAACCTCGATTGGCACAATCAGCATATCGACCGGTGGAACCCCAACGCTCACCACAACGAGCGGAACATCAAAGTCTATTGCGGCTGGAGACGTTCTAGAGTTCGTCGCACCGTCCACCGCCGACACCACCATTGCCAACGTCGCGGTAAACATCAAAGGCACTCTCTAGTGTCAGCTCACCGCTATTGGCGGCTAAGGTGTCGCCTGAACTCTGGCGACGGCTCATTTACCGGCCTCACTGAAATTCAGATGCGAACCGTCTCTGGCGGCTCCAACGTCTGCTCCGGCGGGACGGCTATTTCCACCGGCACAATCCAAGCCGGAAGCGCCGCGCAATGCTTTGATGGCAACACCACCACAACGCTGATTCAATGGAGCGGGACAGGCTCTGGAGGCGCTCTGTCCGTTGGCTATGATTTCGGCTCAGGCGTCACTCAGGACATCGTTGAAATTGTCGTTTGGCCCGACAAGGACGCGGCAGCTCGCGCCTTTGGTGAGTTCGACGTTCAATCGTCCGACGATAACGTAACGTGGACAACGGCCTGGAGCGTGACCACGAGCGGCTGGGTTGTCGGCACAAGCAAGACATTCACAAAGCCGAGCGCCGTAGCGCACCGTTATTGGCGAATCCGGCCATTCAAAGCCTTCAACGGCGGCACAAGCGGCTTCGGCATTGCTGAAGTGGAGATGAAAGAAACCGTTGGGGGGACTGACGCCACCGGCTCGGGAACCGCCAGCGCTCGCACCACGTTCTCCGGCACTTCAGCAGCCAACGCTTTCGACAACAGTTCGAGCACCATCTACTCGCACAATACCGTAGTGTTTGAATCGGATTGGCTCCAATACGACTTCGGCTCTGGCGTCACTAAGTCGATCGTTGAGGTGACACTGCTACCACGGCAGGACTCCTCTTGGCAGCAAGCCCCGACTAGCGCCTATGTCGAAAGCTCCAGCGACGGCGTGAACTTCCTAGAGCGGTTCCGCTTTACGAACGCGGTCGGCGCAATCGGCTACTCCATGCGGGCTATCGCGCCAGCGTCCCTACCAAGTGTCCCGGCTGGCAAGCATCGCTTCTGGGGCATTCAGGCCGATACGGTCCAATCGGGAACAGTCTTCGGCGTTTCTGAAGTCGAGTTACGGGCCACCGTTGGCGGCACTGCGATCAATACCGGCGGACGCGGCGGCACAGCACTTCATCCGTTCAATTCAACGACCAATGGCGGCGCTGTCGGTTTCGACGGCAGCACCTCGACTGAGTATAGCGCCAATGGAACGCTACCCGATATTCTCGCTTACGACTTCGATTTCGGAAACGAAAAAAGCACCCCGGCTCAGATTAAGATCACGTCACGCAACACTTCCTTTGCTCAAGCGCCAACGGCGTTCGATTTGGTCTATTCCGACGATGGCCAAAACTGGACCGTGCAACAGAGCTTCACCACTCCAGCGACTTGGACGGCAGTAATCTCCCGCTTGTTCGGAGTCACCGTCGCCGCGGCTAGCAGACGGCGGCAATTGATCGCCTGTTAGGGTCACCGCTGCCCACGAACACTAATGCTGAGTGATCTCTACCCACAGCCGTGCTACAGGCTGCGCGCTATTTCTGGGAGGGCTGCTTTGAAACTGATTACGATTGGTGTGACCTTCGCCGCTTTATGGTTCGGCGTTCCCGCTATGGCGCAAGTCACGAATGACGGCTTACTAGGCCAAGCCATGGGACGCGAGCAGCAGAGGATGCAAGAGCAACCAAACTGGTACACCCCGAACACCCAGCTAGTGCTAGAGCAGGATCGCGAACGAAAGCTCGAACACTGCCTATCGCTCGCGATCAATGGGTCTCCTGTTCCTCAGAAGTGTATCGCCCTCATCCCAAAATCAGAACAACCTCTAACGCTTGGGACGCCGCAGGCCACTGTCACGACGATTCCTATTGCGCCCCCACCCACAGGCCCTCGCCGGGTTCGTGCGAAAACGCCGTCTGGCTACTGTCTCGATGCTCCGGTTGGGTACGTCGGAACAGGCGCTGAGAACTCTCCTCCAGTGACAACAGCAATGCCGAGATGCGACCAACTCTCGGCTCGCTAAGTCCTTAGTTCACTCGGCGATATTCAATCGGCACCCTATCTTCTGCCTGTTCGGTTTCCGGTCTGGCGTCTTCCTTGATCCATCCCCGCACCTGGGCAAACAAGGCGTGCGCTTGAACGTCCGATAGCTTCAGATGATCGACCAGCCTTCTCAGGTTATCCAATAGTTCGTCGATGTGGCAGACGGCGTAAGCGAACTGCCGCCGGTTCTGTTCATCGACATAGTTGGAGAGGACTATCCCCTTGTCGTCGATGATGGCGGAAGGGCCAAGCCATGGCGGGTTATTGGTAGGCATTGCCATTACCGCTCTGAGGATCAGCCCGAGCTTGTCAGACTCCGTTTGAAGCAGACACCGCGCCCACCATTGCTGACGGATCATATCGGCGACCTCTACGCGGAGGTTCGGATTGGCGGCTACGCTGCTCTTGAGCGCCGACTTCATGCGACCTCCGGTGGAGCAACGTTCACATGGCCACAGGTGACGCACTCTCTCCACCCGCGCTCGTCTACAGCTCCGTAGGAGTGGACGTTCTTCATGCAGAACTCCATGCTGTGAACCGGCTGGAACGGTTCAGGCTGCGGGGCAGAGGACTGTTGCTCAACGATGGCATCGCCTTCATCTGACATCAGGCCGTCAGTCTCTTCAGCCTCTCGGTTCAGATCGTCGGCAATCTCGGCGAATATACCTGCCGCTCGTCTGAAGTGACCACTGCCCATTGCATCGCAGGCGGTAACTAATCGTCCACCTAGTTTCAGGTCTGCGGCAGTAATGGAACTCACCGGTTTGCCCCCTCAAAAAGTAGTGCCGAGCGCACGTTACTCCAGAAATAATTATTGGTAAATAAAGCACTACTTGCTATACAGGATCAGGAGGACGCGACGGGAGAAGTTGCGTCGTGGGCGGTCACAACAATAGCGTCCTGTTACACTTGGCGGACGCCGGAGCACTGACCGGGGCGGTCGCTGCATTCTTCCATCTACTGCCAAACCTGACAGCGTTACTTGCTGCCGTCTGGATCGTCCTGAGAATCGGCGTTGCTTGGCAGGAATGGATTCTCAACCGCAGGAAGCTGAACGCCTCTCGATTGATCGCTGCTGCCGACGAAGCCCATGACGGGGTGAAGCCGTAGTGATTAGCATCAGCGCTCTCTACGAAGATACCGTTCGCGAGGGCGTTCCCGACTGGGCGTGGGCTCTTCTAGAGCGATTGGACCCCGCTGATGGAGCGGGGGGGGTGCTCGCTGAGCGGGGTCCAGATGCTTGTCCTCCGGTGCCTTCTCTCTCAATTCAGCACCGCCATGCGCCGAAGGAGTCGGTTGCATCTCCCGATCTAGCTTCAGCGCCGGTCTCTGAACGCCCTTATCGAAGGGTAGTTCCGTGATGTTGAATCTCTCACAAATCGAGTCCCGTCTGATCGACGATTGGAGACGATCATGGAGGTTCGGCATCATGTGGCTGCATACCGCCGCGACCGCTGCTGCTGTCTATATCGTCAATAACCCCGGCGCTCTCAACAACCTCGCCTACTCAATCCCCCCTGGCTGGCGCAGGCCGATCTTGTTCACACTCGGCGGACTATGGTTCCTCGCTGGTTGGCTGATCCGCGTGTGGAAGGGCAAGCCCAATGGCTAGCCGGAAACAGAAAGCCATCGCCGGGGCGTGCGCGATCAGCGTCGGCCTCACTGCCGGATTTGAAGGCCTGCGATTGTATCCCAATCCAGACCCAGCTCATCCGCAGCTTCAACAGGTATGCTACGGCGACACGCAGGTGGAGATGCGCCGCTATACGGCCACGGAATGCCAGATGCTCCTACAGGCACGGCAGGCCAGCGACTACGCGCCCATCGTTCTTAATTGCGTTCCGGCTTTCTCCGATCCTCGGCACCGCAACGAGTTCGCCGCTTCGGTGGACGCGGCCTACAACGGTGGCCCGGTTGGCACGGCCAAGCATCCCGGCTTCTGCCGGTCGGTCATGGCGGCTAGGTTCAACGCTGGCGACTGGGCCGGTGGATGCAACGCCTTCCTAACCTGGCACACTATGCCGGGGACCAGGGTCCACAATGGTTTGGTGAGGCGTCGGAAGGCCGAACAGGCGCTATGCCTGAAGGGCTTGGGCAATGCCTGAACCCATTCCTCTTCACCCGCACCAAACGTCGAGAGGCACCGTCGCGAACTTCACCTCTGCGGCGATAGAGCAATTCCAGCGGTCGCGTGGCGAAGCGCCAGCCAGCGCTCTTCTTGTCCTTCTCGACAGCTCCGGCGATCCCGTCATCTGCGCTCACGATGTTAGCCCGTGCGACATGATCTATGCCGCCGCGCTTCTCCACCGAGACGCGCTCCAATTCGTCACTGTGGGGCCTCTCGAATGATGGCCCGCGAGATCATCCAAGGCCCAGACTTTGGCGATCCTGTTCCCGGCTCGTGGGTGGTCAGTCTGCTGGACGGGCGAACGGGAGTTGCGATCAGCATCCACGGCGATCGTGCCGACATCGATTGGCTGAACGGCAAGAAGTCCACGATAGTCTTTGCAGAGCTGCGCGTGATCAATGGGGCGGCGGGAAGCGAACATGATCGGAAGCCTCGATGAGGCTCCCCATCACCGCAGCCATGATGTTGATATCCGCAACCGCTTCAACGGCTTCGCCAGTTCGGCATTCAGGTATCTATCGCGGTGACCTTTCGGAGATCACGCCTCCTACCCGGTTCCAGGGCGATGCTGGAGCCGTGGTTATCTTCAGCTCCCAGGCAATCCAGAAGTACTGCCCGGAAGGCTCGATATCCTGTGTTCTCGTGATGAAGGATGGAGCCAAGCTGATCCTTGCCCCGAACCCATGTCCACTAGCGACCGTGGACCTCTACGCGGGCCTAATTTGCCACGAAATTGGCCATATCAATGGTTGGCCTGCAACCCACGGGAAATGATGAAATGAGCACGATGTTCCCCGATGAGAGCGATACCGCCGAGGAGAAGATGTCCAAGGGCTGCAACTGCGGCGTCATTGTCGCCGTCGTGGTGGTCCTCATTTTCGCGCTGCTTGCGTACGCTGTGGCGAGGGCGCTCTGATGCTCTCGTTCCTCCTCACTCACTGGATAGCAGCTTCTTCAACACTGGGCGCTCTAGGATTGGGTGGCGGGGTAGCGGCGTGGTTCCTGATCCCCGGTGCCTCAGCGTTCATGGGTCCAATCTTCAAAGCCGTAGGGGCGTGGCTATCACGTCGTTCGCTGGCTGAAGTCGTGTGCATCATCATGGGCCTAGCGCTCGTCTGCCTCGCCGTGTGGGGCAATGGCTGGAAGCATGTCGCCGTCAACCGAACGACGCAGCTCAACGAATGTAAGTCAGGCCGTGCGGCCGACCGCCAAGCGTACACTCAGACGGTCCAGAACTATCGCACCGCGCAACAGAGAGCAGAGCAAGAGGACCGGGCAAAGGACGAACGCACGAAAGCTCAGCAGGCTCAAATCAACCAGGAGCGATCCAATGAATATGAAGCTCGTATTGCCGACGCTCGCGCTCGCGCTGGGCGCTTGCACAAGGAATCCACCCCTCCAGCCCCTGTCGGCGGTACCGGAGGATCGAGCGTGCCCAGCGTATCCTCTGCCGCCAGCGGAGCTTCTCAAGCCGCCTGTGACCGACTTTCTGACGGCTCCCTCGCAGACCCACAGCTTTGCGCAACCGAGCAAGGGATCCAGCTCGACGAACTGATCAAGTGGGCCAAGGCCCAGCATTCAGTTGATCCGAATGCGACTACGGAAGCTCCAGCAAGTAAGGCTGGCGGCGGAGATCATTGATGTGCCAACCCCCAGACTCACCGACGAAGAGTGCCTTGCCGCACTCAGGCAGATAGCGGAAGCTGACGGCAACGTCTGCGCCGCAGAGCGCAACGGGCCGCTACGGCGTAATCAGCTAGAGCATCGCCGCCGCGAGGCAGAATTGCGCGGGCTTTCGCTCGAAGCCCCAAAGGCGCGGGCAGTCCCGACTGGAACTCCGCTGCCGGACGACGATCTGCCGACCGAGCAGATTATCAACATCATGCAGTCGCGGTTCGCGAAGCGCGCTCAGAACGCCAATGCGAGGCGCTGGCGTGAGTTCAGTGTGCCGACCGATGGCCCCTATGCGCTGATGTTCTTTGGCGACCCACACATCGACGACGACGGCTGCAACTGGTCTCTGCTTACCAATCACTGCGATCTGGCGCGGGAAACAGAGCATCTCTACGCCATCTCTGTCGGAGACCAGACTAATAACTGGGTAGGACGCCTGACCAGGCTCTACGCCAATCAGGAAACCTCAGTTCACACGGCGCGCAAGTTGATCAAGTGGCTGCTAGTCGAGAGCGGCGTTCCGTGGTTCCTATGGATACACGGCAATCACGACGCCTGGAATGAAGGCATTCCGATTATCGAGGGGATGAACGCCCACTCCATCGCGATGGAGGATTGGCAGGCCAAGTTCATCCTCAAGTCGCCGAACGGCTACACTTTCCGAACGTGGGTCGCTCACAACTTCCCCGGCACGTCGCAGTGGAACAAGTTGCACGGCACGCAGAAGGCCGCGCAGATGAAGGACTGGGCGCATTTGTATGTGGCCGGCCATCATCACAATTGGGCGCTCCACCAGGAAGAACACGACCATCGCAGCTTCGTCTACTGGCTGGCGCGGGTTCGCGGCTATAAATTCAACGATTCATATGCAGACCACTTGGGCTTCGGAGAGCAGGAATACGGCTCCTCAATCGTCTGTGTGGTCGATCCGTACGCCAACAAGCTGAACTCGCTCACCTGTTTTGCAGACCCGCACGAGGGGGCGTCGTTTCTTAAATGGAAACGGCGAAAAGCGGCGGCGTGAGCCAGTCCCGGAGGCTAAGCGCCGTTGAGGCGACAGTGAACGTCCTGATCGGGTACGTCGTCGCCACGGTTGCTCAGTTTGTGATCTTCCCGCTGTTCGGGATCAACATTCCCGCAGCCGAGCATCTGGCCATAGCTGGTCTGTTCACGTTGGTTTCGCTTGGCCGGTCTTATCTGCTTCGGCGGCTGTTCAATCGCTGGGCGGTGTGACCACCATCATCCCCAAGGGCAGAGGGCGGCTGATCGTCGCTGATCACGCTGACTCGCTCTACATCACGACGCAGCTAGACGGAGCTGGCGTGGCCCTGTTCATAGACGATCCTGGCGAACTGCAGAAGCTATGCGAGATCGCTTTTGTGGCTTGGCGCAAGGCCAAGAAACGCGGGCGTCACGGCTCTTCCGCGAAAGCATCCTCCAACTCGACTTCGCCGAAGTAAGCCTTGCGCTCGACAAGAGCGGCGGAGACGGTCTCATGAAGCTCCGGACGAACTCGCTTCAGCTCAGCCAGCCTGGACGCCTTCTCTCCCTCGAACGCCTCGATGGCTTCGACATCAGGAAGCGTGGACAGCTTCTCGATAAAGGCCGCAGACCACTTCGCTGCGGCGTCCTCTTTCGGAGCGTCCTTCAGTGGCAGAATTGTGAACTGACCCTTTCGCCCGCGTGTAACCAGGAGCGCAACCGTCTTCTTCCCGTCGATGTGGGACATGTGGCTCACCCGAATGCCGCCAACCTGCATCCCGCCGAACTGTACGGTCGGGTCTCGGTAGACCGTCATTGAGCGGCCAACATACTTGCTGGCCTGCTTGCCCCAAACGGCAACCATGATCCTGCGAACAGTCTTGCACGGCTTGAACGGTCGCCCGTCGTCACCTTCGAAGTGCACGGAAACAGGCTGTTCCTTGGCGTCTGGCGATGCTGTCACCCGCGTTATCCTGATTGTGCGCGGGCCGGTGAGAAGATCGTCGGCGTTGAGCTGGTCGCTTCGTGCCGCGATGAAGTCGCCCATGTCGATCATCATATGACCATATCCTCTTCGATGTGGCGTTCTGTGGCGGTGAGGCGCTTCGGGTACTTTTTGAGCGCTCCGTAGTAAGCGGCCACCGCCTCGCTGATCCGCGACTCGAATTTCGAGGCCGCGTCCAAGATTGCTTCGTGCACTACGGGATCGGGATAGACGCGCAGCACAACCATCGGCAGACCGGCGCTGTAGCTAATGAAGTCCAGCCACTTGCGCTCGGTAACGAGCAGCGATCCCTGAACCTGAAGAACGTAGTCCTCCGGGATCGTCTTGGCCTTGTCGGTCCATAGGTTCTCAAAAACCGTTTGCACCTGGAACCGCTGGTCTCGCGACTTAGCTTCGATAATCCCATCGCGCCCGACCAGACCATCCGGGGAACAACCGAGCGTGAATCCCCACTTGTTATTGGTGACAAGTCCGCACTGGGTGACCGGCGCGTACCGCTGGGAATAAAGCTCCCGCGCCGCGACCTCGTCCTCACGGCCTCGCAACATCGCATCGCTGACGTACCGAGGTTCTACGAAGCCGCTAATGCGCTGAGCTGCCATTTCCCAAAGGTGCGCCCGCTCTTTCACATTGCTGGCGATCTTGAGCGTCGGTGTGAGGATGCGATCGAACTCGCTGGCAGTGAGCAATCCGCAGCGGGCCTGAACCCACTGTTCCGATCCCTGTTCAAAGCCGCGATGGATCTGAACTCCGATTTTCGTGTGAGCGTTCATGATGCAAGCCTTTCCAGATACGCTTTGCCAGCTCGGGCACGCCGAGCTTGCTGGATTACCTCTTGGATCGATGGAGCGTCGTCGTCGGCCTCGGACCAAGCGTCCAGCCAAGCATCGCTCTGGCGGTCGCTGCTGGTGGCATCGGCCACCGCATTGACGGCGTTGCTGCGAAGGTCGTCTAACTCGCTCTCGGCAGCTGACGCGGCTTCACCGAAGCCCTTCGCCGCCTCTGGACACCATCCCATGAACTGGTCGGAATAGTGTTCGAAAGCATCGATCTTGGTCAGGAGCGCTTTAGCCGTGGCAGTGTCTTGCCAGTAGAGCGCTGCGCACCAAGCGCAGAGACCCTCCACGTTGAGCGGCTCCTCCTTGTCGCATTGACCGCATGTTGCATCCCACCGGCCCTGACCATCGCAGGCGCGGCACTCGGACCCGATGTCGTAATTCTCGCGATACCTGCGCCCGGTCCCGTTGCACTCAGCGCACTCGTCTGTGCGAGGACCGAATGCCGGTGGGGAAAGTGGGGATATGTCAGCGCAAGGCGCTGGATGCACGGGCATCGCCGCATTAAGTAGGCTCGTAGCCATACCGAAGGTTCCTTTCGGTTTTGGTCAGGCTCGGAGGTCGGGGGCCAACCCACCTCCGAGCCGTCGGTGCAGGAAATATGCACTCCGTTACTACTTGCGTCAAGGTGTCATGTGCAGTATTTCTGCACTTGATGAACATCACACAGTGCAAGATGGCCCGCGCAGGGCTGGGCTGGACGCGCGAGACGCTGGCCGATGTGTCCGGCGTGAGCGTTCGAGCGATAGCGAAGTTCGAGGATCGTCTGGCCGTGTTGCCGGAGACCGTGAGGAAGTTACGCGCGGCTTTCGAAAACGCTGGCGTCGTCTTTATCGAGCGCGGAGTTCACATCGGCGGTGTCGTTCCGCCAGTGGAGAGCGACTAGCGCGCTACCAATTATGCAGCATCGCGCTCCAGGCCGAGACGGATCAGCCGCTCGGCTTCCTGCGTGAGGGAAAGTCCGTCGCGCTGCGCGAGTTGCTCAATCTGGGCCCGCAGATTCGGATCGGTACGAAGGTTGAGCGGAGCCTTCTTCGCTTCGGCCCCGTGCCTTGGCCTACCTCCTATGCCTTTTCTGTCTCTCATCCCAGCAGCGCCGCCTCCGCTCCCGCCGCCAGAGCGGCGTCTTCCTTCGCGTCAACGATCAGGTGGCCGTAAACGTCAATTGTCAGCTGAATGTTTTCGTGCCCGATCCATGTCTGAAGGCGTTTCATGTCGATCCTGTCCTTCAGCCAATTCGATGCGGCCACGTGCCGTAGATGGTGCCAATCCCATCGCGGCTTCCAGATCGTATTTCCTTTAGCGTCCACCCTGCCGGTATCGATTGCGATCCCCGCAGCCACCTGCACCTTCAGCAGGAGACCGATGAACCCCTTCTGGTCGATTACGCCTTTCCGACTGTTTGGGAACATTAGTCCCATTTCAGAGGGCGGGCAGCGGAGCTTCCAAGCCTTCAGCGCCGTTGCGAGAGACGGTCCTATTGGAATGGACCGGTGACCGGCGTCAGACTTCGGTGGGCCGATATTGTTCCAGCGGTCGGCCCGTTGGGTAACGGTGAGGTCCGGCGCTTTCAGGTTCGCGTTGCTCCAGGGGAATCCACGAACCTCGCTGGCGCGTAGTCCGGCGAGCATCACCACGCGCAGCACCACCGGCAACCGTGGATCTTCGTTGCCGAGCCGATCCGCAGCATCAAGCATCAACCGGATATGCTCTATCGGCGGAATTTCAGCTCGCTTGGCGAGGCGCTGGCGCTTCTCACCGCGAGGCCGCTTCACCTTCACTGCACGAGCGACGTTCTGCGCTACCAGACCACGGCGCATCGCTTCGGCCAGGATCATACTCAGGTGACGAACGGCCTTGCTGGCCATGGCGTGTGATCGTGTCGCCATCAGCGCGTCCCGGAACTCGACAACCGCCGGAGCTGACAGGCGGGATAGCTTCTCGCCGCCAAGGTGAGGGCGAATATGGCGGTTCACGATTTCCCGATAGGTCTTGAGCGTCGTTAGATCGCAGCCGTTCGCCTCGCAGGCCGCAATCCACGTGTCGGCGGCTTGTCCCACAGTCCCGCTCTTCGCGTCTGGAGTGTGAATGCCCTGCGCAAGTTCGCCCTCGACCTTGATCCGATAGGATTCGGCGTCCCGCTTCAACGGGAACTGCTTGCGTTGGCGATGGCCGTTCCTGTCGGTGTAGGATACCCGAAACGCCTCCCGCTTCTCGCCGGAGGGAGTGATCCACGTGCGCTTCTTAACGGTCGCCATCAGCGTCTCCTTCCGACTCCTGTCCCTCGCCGCCAAGCAATCCCGCCTTTTGCATCCGCCCAATGTTCTCAATCGAAAGGTCTAATCGGCGCTTCGATCGCTCAGATAAGTGATCAGCGACCTTGGCTTTGCGGCGCAATTCGTCAGCCACGTACGAACCTAGTTCAGTGCGGACGATTTCGCCCTGGCTCACGGCAATGAGATCATACTGCCTTAGGGCAAGAATATCCTCTTTGATTATATCAACTTCGGTGCCTTCCTCGGCAGTCAGGAGACCAGCTTGAGCGTCGGTAAGTTTCGGCACGATCTCCATTACCCGTGCCTTCATGCGCTCGTCGAAGTCTCTAAAATATGGATGATCCAACTTCGCGGCTCGAACGGCCTGCAACTCGGATTTAAGATCAAGTTCCTCGAGCGCCTTCTCAAGTCGCGCTTCATCGTCTTTGATCTCTCGATATAGCTCGTCGCGCAGCTCTTCTATGCTCGCCCTGCCCATTTCGAACGAAATGATGAAGGCGGCGGCGCGCGTGATCACCGTACCATTCAGAACGACCTGACGCCGATAATGACCGCGCATGCCGGTGGACGAATGGCTGGCGAGATACATTGCCAAATCGTCTGTTCGATAGATCGATTCAAACGCCTCGTAGTGATCCCACGAACTCTCGCCTGACTTGGACAGTTCGCGGAGCGCCTCCGGCATAAGGACCCAATACGTTTCCTCGCGAGGATCCCCGGCTGCGCGCTTCTCAACCTCGTTGTAGAGTCCGAAATACACACCCACGCGGAGCTGCGTCCAATTCCCCTCTACCAGCCTCGCTGCGAGCGCAGGCGGTGTGCCAGCCTGGATTAGCTCAAGCGCTATCACCACCCTCATCAGCTGCGAGAATGAAAACTTGGCGACCCTGCCTCGCCCCGGACCTTTCGTCCGATTTTCCGCCTCCTGCGCTTTTGTCATGGCTTGCATCAGGTGCTTCAGCCGAGACGTGAACGCGGGAAGCTTGCTTGGCGCGATGTCCTGCATCGCTGAGCACACCGCGACCATCTGACCGAAAGAGAAATCCACAGGCATTTGCACCCCCTGAACACCTCCGGACTTGACGGAGGGAGCGAAGTTGACCAATGTTGGTTTTCAAACTTGGTCAGTAAGCGTAGTCACCAGTTTTCCTACGCAATAAACGGAGACAATGCAAATGCTTTCGGATGATCTGATTAAAGGGGCGCGGGCGGCGGCTGAATACCTCGGCATCAGCGAGCGCTCGGTTTATCACATGACCGAGAAGCGCCAGCTTCCGGTTATCCGCAAGGGCCGCACGCTCTTCTACCGCAAGAGCGATCTCGACCAGGCATTCATCTCCGAACCGATTGCCGCCTAACATGGCGACACAACAGGCGTCCCTGTCGAGGGCGTTCGACCTGGATACAGCCGTGACGCGGCTGCTCTGTCTGGCGGCGAACAAGCAATCCGCGCGCTCTTATCCTGTGGACGATAGCGCTGACACCATCACCGCTTCCCCGTTTCGCATTTTCACAATCGACGATCTCCCCGAGCCATCTGAAGATTGGAAGCGGGCCGACGAAGCGCTGAAGCTCTTCGCCGACGAGATCGCCGCTACCGGCGGCGTCGAGCTTATGGTTGAGGTCTACGACGAAGCCGTAGAGCGCCACGGGTACCGGGCAATCGCCGGAGTGAGTGCATCATGGGATGGCCTCCATGGATGGTGGCACTGACCAATGACAAGCCCGGGGGGGTCAAGAAATCGAAAGCGAGTCGCAGAGGTGCCAGCACCGCTGACGCCGCGAGAATGCACCTTGGGCGGATATCCGTCGATCCTGATCGACATACCACGTCTACGGCAGTCTGACTTCGACGCGACCACCGACGACACGGCGTGGAGAGCCGGGATCAATCTGTGGTTCTCATGCTGGGAGTCGTCTCCCGCTGGTTCGCTGCGCGCCGACGATCCCGCCCTCGCCAAAGCCGCAGGGATGGGCCGCGACATAAAGTCGTGGATGCGCATCAAAGCCATTGCGATCCGAGGGTTCGTCCTCTGCTCAGACGGACGAATTTACCACCGCACCGTCTGCGAAATAGCCCTGGGCATATGGATTGATAAGCTGATCCGGCGACACGCTGGTCAGCGCGGCAATCGCGGCCCCCAATCAGAAGAACAACGCCGAGATGAACTGCGCTCGATAGAGCAGCAACTCGCTACTGCGGTCACGCATCTGAGGGCACTTTGCCCGACAGCTCCGGCGTTGGGGAAACTGCCAAAGTGGGCGCAATGCGAACCGCAAAGCGCCCCGCAAAGCGAACCGCATAGCGGTCGCAATGCGAACCGCAATCAGACCGCATTGCGACCGCAAGTAAAGTTAAGTGAAGGGAACGGTCTTCCTAGTCCTAGCCAAGAGACAGCAGAGGTTATTCAGTTAGATACTGGTGGAGGGCGTTCGTGAAAGAACTTTGGCCTCACCAAAGCCGCGCGATCGATTTACTGCGCGGGTCGTTCGTTCGGGGAAAGCGAAGACCCATACTCCAGCTTGCAACGGGAGCGGGTAAGACGGTTATCGCCGCCGCCATCTTCCGCATGGCCAGGGAGAAGAACCCCGGCGTCCGCCTGCTCTTTGTTGTCGATGCTATCAGCCTGATCGACCAGACGGTTAAGGCGTTTTACGCCGAAGGCCTCCACAGCATCGGCGTGATCCAGGCCGATCACATGATGCAGGACTGGTCTAAGCCGATTCAAATCGCTTCAGTCCAGACCCTGCAGCGTCGGCAGATGTTCAATGCCGATATCGTGATCGTGGACGAGTGCCACCGGCAGAACCGATGGCTGCACGAGGTCATGGCCAGCAGCGATTGGGCCGACGTTCCGTTCATTGGATTGTCCGCATCTCCCTGGTCCAGAGGTCTCGGGAATGTCTATGACGATCTGCTGATCCCTGTCACCATGAAGGAGCTTATCGACGCCGGGTTCCTAAGCCCGTTCCGGGTTTTCGCTGCGGCCCATCCCGATCTTGCCGGTGTCGCGACTGTTCGAGGCGACTTCCACGAGGCGCAGCTGTCTGCCGCAATGTCCGAGGGCGGCCTTATCGCCGATATCGTTCAAACGTGGAAGAAGATGGGTGAGGGGCGTAGCACCTTCGTCTTCTGCGTTGATCGAGCCCATGCCAAGAAAGTGCAACAGCGCTTCCTCGATCATGGGATCGGCTGTGGCTACATCGATGCGTACACCGAGCCGCACGAGCGCAATCAGATCCGGCGCAGCCTTGAGTCTGGTGAAATCAAGGTAGTTGCGAACGTCGCCTGCCTGACAACCGGAGTGGATTGGCCGTTCGTCTCCTGCGTTGTTCTGGCTAGGCCGACGAAATCGGAAATGCTGTTCGTCCAGATGATCGGGCGCGGCCTTCGCGACCATCCTGGAAAGGCCGACTGCCTCGTACTCGACCATGCCGACAACACGCTTAGGCTGGGATTTGTCACGGACATTCATCACGGCGAGCTATGCACGGCCAAGAAGGGCGAGCGCACCAAGATCGAAGCCAAGGCGGTGCTGCCCAAGGAATGCCCGTCATGCTCGTTCCTGAAGCCGCCCAAGGTCCACGAATGCCCGTCCTGTGGGTTTAAGCCGGAACGCCGATCCGATCTTGAGGAAGCGGAAGGTGAGCTGGTCGAAGTCAAACCATCGGCCATCAAGTTGTCCAGAGACGAGAAGCAGCGATGGTATTCATCTCTGCTGGGCATTGCCCGTGAGCGGGGCCGGTCAAACGGGTGGGTAGCGCACACATACAAGCGAAAGTTTGGAGTGTGGCCGCGCGGTCTTGCGGAATTTCCAATCGCCCCAGCTGGCGACGTTTGCGGCTACGTTCGTCACTGCGACATCGCCTTTTCCAAGCGAAGGCAAGTTGCATGATCGCCCATCGGCCAGAGATCAGGGATCAGGCCCGAAACAAGTGGGCCAGCCTCCTAAACATGCTGGGCGTAGACCAGAACCATCTGCGCAACCTGCATGGCCCTTGTCCACTGTGCGGCGGGCGCGATCGGTTCCGGTTCGACGACAAAGAGGGACGCGGGACGTGGATTTGCAACCAGTGCGGTAGCGGCGACGGCATGGACCTCGCGCTCAAGTTCACGGGCATGTCGTTTGCCGACTGCGCACGGGAAATCCGTGATCGCCTGGGAGAAGCGACGGAACGTAAGCCGAGACCAGAAATTGATCCAGCAGTGGCCCGCAAGGCTTGCGGAGACCTCTGGAGGGCAGCGCTTCCGATCCTAGACGACGAAGTAGCTCAATACCTGCGCAGCAGGGGCTTGAATGGTCCATACCCGCACAATCTGAGATTTCACCCGGCGGCGGAAGTAAGCAATCATCCTCGCGTCCGCACTCTCCCGGCTATGCTGGCGAGGGTAACCGGAAATGACGGTACCGGCGTCAACATTCACCGCACCTATCTGGAAAACGGCAGAAAGGCAGAATGGACTCCTGTCGGAGAGAATGTTCCAGCATCCTGCCGCCGCCTGATGCCTGGATCATTGCCGCTTGATGCAGCGATCAGGCTCCAGCCCCATGATGGGAAGTTAGGGGTTGCCGAGGGAATAGAGACGGCGCTGGCCGTCATGCGCGATTTCCAGCTGCCGTGTTGGGCGCTGATAAACTCGACACACATGGAACGGTGGCTGGTGCCTTCAGACGTTCGCGAACTGCATATATTCGGCGACAACGATCACAAGTTCGGTGGACAGGCTGCGGCCTTCAGGCTCGCTCATCGGGCCGCTGTAATGCCGAACGCGCCAAAGGTTTTCGTGAGAATCCCCGGCACGGCGATAGACGATAGTTTGGCTGGAACAGACTGGGCCGACACGACCGTTAAAATCGAGGGTGGGAGAGTGCTGGTTAGCGAAGGCGCGGAGATATGAGCGCCGATATCGTTCAATTTCCGGAGCGTCAGAAGAAGCTAGGAAAGTGTCCGATCTGCGGCATTTCCCCGGTAGTCGAGCACCTCAACGCAGACGGACATGCAGCTACGTGCTTTTGCCACAGCTGCGGAGCTGGCTCGCTTCCGACAGTCCTCTTCTACGGAGACTCCGCGTCTGCCGCCGAGCGAAGCGCCGTCTCCAACTGGAACGATCTTCTGGAGCGCTTCGAGTGCGCAATGTGAGGGGGGTTAGCGATGGGGAATAGGGTACCATGGGCGCAAGCGGTGTCGCCACTTTCCAGGGTGAATGAGGAAGCTACGGAAACGCGCTTGCCAGCCACTAGCCTGCTCGATCGGTTCGCAGAGCATTTGTCTGATCACGGTGATATTGAATTGGCAGCTGCGGCTATCCGCGTTCCACTTGGAACGGGCGGAGCGCTATTCGAAACCTTGTGCCGCCGTCTTGGCTGGCAGGCTCGGTGAGGCGGAGTCGAGATTACCGTGAAGGGGAGGCGGAGGGCCTCAGACGCGCAGCTGATCTTGTCCGAGAGCTGGAAAGAACCGTCGCCGAGAGGCTGGACCTACCATCTGGCCGGGTGACACGGGAAGCTCGCAAGGTCCGCCACAAGGCGTTCCAGGTTGCCGCCAAGAGAATAGAAACTGTCATGAGAAAGCACAGGGGATCAGCTCGCGATCAGGTACAGGCGCAGCTGAAACGGCTCGGGCTAGACTGACTGGCGGTGGTGCGAATGGCACACAGATGGTACATGAAACCCAATAAGTAGCGGATTTCTGCGGGTTCGGGGCAGACTGTAAATCTGCCCGTCTCTGACGTACGCTGGTTCGAATCCAGCCCCCTCCACCATCCCTAAGCTACTCAAAATAGGTGATTTACTCAGAAACGCTCTGGCGGATAGCCTGTTCGGCGTGTGTCGCATGTGCCATCACCGAAAACCACGTTTTCCCGCCGTTTCACAAACTCTACCCGCGTCTCCGTGGCACATGCGCGGTACATGGGGGGACATGGAATCGGGTCGTTTTCGCCACAAAAAGAGCGCCCCAACCGGTTAGGTCAGGGCGCTCGATACTTTCAGAGATAGCTGCGCTACGGCGCGGCGGTCAGAGTGTTCAGGACGCGCTGCGCTACGCGATTACCGTTTCCGGCGAGGTAGCCAAGCTGGTCGCGAATGCTTTTCTTCTGCTCCTTGCTGAGCACGGCATAGACACAGATAGCGAGCAGGACGTGCTCGCTCTTTTCCATCATGCCTTGATCCGGCCCATCCGGCTCGTCGATGCAAACGACGTTGGCCGGGATTTCCTCGCCCTCGCGCTGAAGGACGCCGAGGACCACTCTCCCCATGGTAGCCACACTCTGGGTCTTCCTGACGCGTCCTTTGTTGCGTGTCGGGAATTGCAGGACGGCACTCACCGCTTGCCTCCCACAATCAACCGGAGCTGCGGACGATCCTCGTAGCGCTCCAGCGACTTCCTCAAGGTCGCCAGCAGCTGGTCGCGCCGGACGCTTGGCGGCTGCGCCTGGGCGCTTCCGATGCAGTTGTTGAGCCAATCGCGCATGAAGGCTCGCTGCACGGTATTGAGCCGCGTAGGGGCGGCGCTCACTCATCCCTCCACTTGCCGCCCCAGTGGGTGACATCGCGCTGGTCGAGGCCGTGAAATCCGATCCCGCCAACGTCGTCGGGCTCACGTTCGTCAATGTCCTCTCGGTCGTGGCCGTCTTCCGCGTCCTCGACATCGCCGGGAAGGCCGTCACTCCAAGCGTCTGGCGAACCGGGTTCATCCCCCGGTTCAAAGTCGGAGTCGCCGTCCTCTTCGTCCAGATGCTCAATCAGGCGCGCAACAAGCCGCTCAAGCACTGGGCGCGGGTAGGAGGGGATAGACGCCAGCACGGCGGGAAAGGGGAGGGCCGAAGCCCTCCCGAGGTCAGGTGTGTGGCTCGCCATGTCACGCCTCCACCTTGCCGGTGCGGAGACGGCGACGGTCGTAGACGAGGTTGGCGATGCTCAGGAGCATTGGGCCGACACACGGCAACGTGTCGTGATTGATCTCGCTGAAGAGGAAATCCAGCAGCGTATCAAAGCCGTCCTCGACCGCTTTCTGGCGGGTGTCGCCGCGCTCCGAGTTTTCCTCGATCCCGGCAATCTTCAGATGGGTCGCGAGGATCAGCGCCTCTTCCCATGTGGTCGGCACTTGGTGAAGGATGGCTTCGTTGAGCGCGACCTCTTCGGAAGAGTTCCGTTTCTCAGCGTTCTCCAATTGAAACTTGCGCTGGAAGAGCGGGCTTAGCGACGGAAGGTTGTGCGGGATTTTGAGCTTGGCGTCTTCGATCGCGTGGTTCTCATTCCACAGCTGCTCATAACGAGTGTGCAGCGCGAATATCAGAGATGTGCTATTGGTGTCGGTAGCCATGACTGGATACTCCCAGTTCGTGGTGAGGCTCCGTCTCGGCGTTGCTGCGCCGGGGCGGGGCCGTTGAGCGATTACTCAACTGAAATCGTTATATGTACCGATTTGATACAAAGCAATGGTTTTCGTTCGATTGACGTAATATGCATCTAAGAGTATGTTTTCACTTCTTACGCCCAAAAGGAGTGGAAATGATGATTAAGCGTGTTTCGATCCCCGTTAGTCTTCGGCGGGATTATGGTCTGCGCGCGAGACCGGATCGGTGTTCGTCCTGTGATTGACTCCGCGCCGGTCACGGGAGAAGCATCGTACTTGATGCTGACGCCACGAACATGCCGAGCGGGGAGGGTGCTTGTCGGGCTTTCACAAGAAGACCTAGCGAGCCGCGCTAATGTCGGCCTGTCCACGGTCCGCAACTATGAGGCTGGACGGTCTGAGTCTCGCCGGAACAATATCGCTGCGATGCAGCGTGAGCTGGAGGCTGCTGGCGTCCTGTTCATCGAAGCTGATAGTGAAGGCGGGGAAGGGGTGAGGTTACGGCCATGACGGAAGCTGCTGACACATTCGACTGGTCCGCGAGCAATGAGGACATCGTTCAACACTCAGTCCAAGGGGTGGCGGTCTACATCAACACGCGCGGCAACATCGTCATTCGGCAGGAGGCAAGCTGGCCGGATGATAATGAAGACACGTTTATCGAGCTGACGTGGGACGCCGCCACCGCACTCTCAGAGCGATTGCCTCAGCTCATCGAAGAGGCCAAGCGCGAGCTCCGGAAGGACTAAGACGAAGCATCGGCTCACATTCCATCAAGGAGTTCGGCTAAGATAGCTAACGCGCGTCCGCCTATCCCCTGCGAGCATGAATGGATGCAGGCTCTACCCCTGCGGGATAACATGCTGGTGTGTGTCGGGTGCGGACTTCGGAAGCCGATGCGACCGGCGGCAAGGCCAAGCCAAACTAGGGCTTGATTCCGCCGCCTGGCCGCGTCGATTTATTCGCAGAAAACGTTGAGTTTTTGGCCGTTTCTGCTATGCTTTGCGGGCCGATATGACACCGCTATCCAACAGCTCCATCAGGTACGAAACCGGGCCGCTGATTTGCCGTTCGCCGGTCTCCCAATATCGGATCGAGCGCCGGTCGCTGATGCGCAGGAAGTCGGCCAGCTCGGACTGCGTAAGGTCAGCCCTAACCCGGATGGACTTGAACTGCGTGGGGGTCATTGTTCCCCTATGACTCTTACGCCCAGCCCCGTCAATTGCGGACCATGCGGCGCGCCGATTGGCAGCGGTATCAGCCAACCACTTGCGCAGGGGCTTGGGGCGTCCCTCGGAGTATTCCTTCCGCGCCTTGTCCAGAGCCGGATCGTCTCCGCGCATGGGGATATGATAGTCGCCCGTTCCGCTAACGAGGGCGCAGTGCTTAAACCACCGGCTCTTGTGGCAAATGCAGCGAGGGTTGCGGCACTTGGGCCGGTAGCTGGAGCGCTTGGACGGCTTGGCGTACTCGGACACGGCCTCTCTGTCCCTCGCCGTCGAAGGCGGAGGAACGAAGCTAAAGCGCTCCATGCCCTCCAGTCCTTCAATGCCAACGCCAGCCTCGCAACAGGAACGGATAAGCGCCTTCTGGGCGTTCAGCTCGGCCTTACTGATGGGTTGCATGGCGCAAGATCCTGCAAAGCCGAATGCAGAGGCGCTCGAATGGCGTCCGCCGATCCCTCAGAGTCTGGATTGGATCAGGCCGAATTGGAAACAGGCGGCGGATACGCTCGCGATCATGTTCAGACATCACATTCTCCCGTGTCCGGTGGAGCATTGCTCCGATGGTTTCCGCTGATGCGGTTAGGCGGCACGATCGCACCATGCCGCCAGATCGCGTCAGTCTTGCTGGCGAGCCCTCACGCAATGGTACCTGGCGCACGTCAGGCCATCGCGGCTAACGAAGTAGTTGGCGTACACAGTGCCGCGCTCGTCTCCCGTAATGGCTTCGCCAACCAGGAAGCCGGGAAGGCCGGTCACATAGATCGGCGGAACACAGCCAAGCATGTCGTCGAACTCTTCCTGCGACACGTGAGCGGGTTGCTGCTCGGGATCGCCGGCAAGATCACGAATGGCCGCGTAGTCAGTGCGGCCGAGCTGATAGGTGGTGACCATCGCTCAAGCCTCCAGCCAGCGCACAAAGCCGGGATGACGCTCTAGCTTAGCCTTCGCCGCCTCAAGCGTCCTGAACGCCATGGGACGGAAACCCGGAGCGTGCATAGTGAAGCGATCAGCTCTCTGCTTCGTGATACCAGTAGGGTGAGGCATCTTAGTGCCAGTGAGGTAGTTCACCTCTGCGTAGAGGACTTTCTTCATCCCATTCTCCCTTGGGGCTAGGTGGATCACTGATCCGTTGCTGAGGCCTATTGATGTAATGAGGAACATTGTTCCCGTCAATGGGGTGACTGATCATCACAGCGGACAGGGAGAGACAACCTATTTCCCGCCCCTTGCATCGTCTGGGAACTTCACGCCATCAGCAAAGGTGGAACATTGTTCCCCTCAGGTATCACCGGCAATCGGGTTGCTGGCGTGATGCGGCGGCCATGCGACACACGCACCCGGCACATGCTTGGGGAACATTGATCCCCGCCGCAACCTGTGACCATGCGCTACTGGCCGCGACCATACACATGCACTCGCAGCCCCCGAGCACGGATCGATAAAGACCGGGGGTACCGTGGCGGGCACCCCCAAAGTCGCGAGCGTGATGTATGATGCCATTAACCAATCTTTCCGGCGTCGTGAAAATAGTGCGGGGGCTCAAAAAATAGCGGGGATTGCTAAATATCTGTGACGGTTCCCAAAAATAGGCGGGAGCGCAGAATTGCGTTTTCGGAAACATTACGATATTTTAGCGAAGTGGGTGGGGAACTGACTATTCCAGAGGATCGCAGCCAGGATGGCAAGGCGATGGCTCTGTTGAACGACGAGCAGCGCAGGTTCGTGATTGCCTTCGTTCAGGCCGGTGTCGGCGCGAAGAGGGTCCAGTCTGCGGCTAAGAAGGCCGGTCTATCGCCCAATCACGGCTACTACCTGATGCGGCACGAGAACGTGTTATCGGCATTGAGGGAGGAGGCGACCAAGAGGCTTGCCGGTGCAGCTCTGGAGGGAGTGGACGTTCTGTTGAAGATCGCCCGCAACGACGAACACAAGGACCAGTTCAAGGCCGCTAAGGAGCTTGCCGCGATCAACGGCTACACTGCCGAGCAGAGGATCGTGGTCGAGCATATCGGGGAGGACAGCAAGAGCCTCATTCGCGAGATCAAACGGCTTGCTGCGGACTTGGGGATGGATGCCCGCCAGCTGATCAGCGCCACCGGTATCGAGGACGCGGAGTTCACAGAGGTCGATAGTGACCGGTAAGCAGCGCCAGACCATCCGGCGGCTTATCCTGGAACGCGACGGCCCGCTATGCTGCTGGTGCAAGAAGCCACTGCTATTCGGAAAGAGAATGGACTTCGGCATTCGCGAACCAGACGACTGGGCAACCATCGAGCACCTGATACCGATATCTCGTGGCGGTACTAACGACCTGTCGAACCTCGCACTGGCCCATAAGCTCTGCAATTCGTCGAGGCACCATGTCTGAGGACATCGCCAAACTATCCAACTTGGCGAAGACGCTAAGATCGGCGGCTGAGTTCAAGAAGTATAACCGCCTTCACACGTTCCGCCCGTATGCGAAGCAGAGAGACTTCTTCGCCCTTGGCCTGACGAAGCGAGAGCGGATGCTGAACGCAGGAAACCAGCTCGGCAAGTCCGAAGCCGGAGCGTTCGAGACGGCCTGCCATCTCACCGGCCTTTATCCGGATTGGTGGCCGGGACTTCGATACGACCGGCCAATCCTAGCGTGGGCCTGCGGACTCACCGCGGACAAGACTATGAACATCAACCAGTTCAAGCTCTGCGGGAAGCCGAATACGCCAAACACTCTGGGCACCGGATATATTCCAAAGAGCTGTCTCGATCAGGCCCCCATCTACGGCAGGGGAACTACAGGAGCCTTCGCATCGATCGCCGTGAAGCACGTTACCGGCGGGTACTCCACGCTCGGCTTCAAGTCCTACGAACAGGGGTGGCAGAAATTCCAGGCCGACTCCGTTGACTTCAACTGGATGGATGAGGAGCCTGAGGACTACAAGATCTACACAGAGTGTCAGGCGCGAGGGTTAGCGACCAAGGGGTCGATGATTATCACCTTCACCCCGCTTCTGGGTGAGACTGAGCTTTACCAGAGCTTTGCGCGTGGAGACGATCCCAACAAGGGATTCGTGAATATGACCGGCGACGATATCGTGGCCGATCCCAATGGGCACCTCACCAAAGAGGAGTACGACGGGCGCATTAGCAGCTTCCCGGTGCACGAACAGGAAGCAAGGCGCTCCGGAAGGCCGATCATGGGCTCCGGCGCTATCTTCCCAATCCAGCGCGAGACTATCGAAATCCCGCCGATCACCGAGCCTCTCGGGCATTGGAGACTTGGCTGGGGCGTGGACTTCGGGGGAATGGGCGGATCGTCCCGCAAATACTCCCACCCGTTCGGCGCAGTACTAGGGTTTTATGATCCGATCACGGACATCCTCTACATCGCACACGCTCTTCAATTGAAGAACATGCTGCCAATCCAGCACGCCGACGCAATGAAGCGCGTGTGTGCCGGAGCACCGGTGTTCTGGCCGCACGACGGGCATAGGAGCACAGGAAACAAGGACGATAACACGGAGACCACCGCAGGCCTTTATCGGGGCCTAGGCCTGAGAATGTTCGCCACTCACTCGACGTTCCCGCAAGGCGGCTACGCGACAGAGGCGGGTATCATGGAAATGATGCAGAGGTTTACGTCAGGTAGATTGAAGGTCTGCAGCCATTTGACGGACTGGTGGGATGAATTTCTTTCCTATCATCGGGACGAAACCGGAAGCATAGTTAAAGTCCACGACGACCTGATGTCTGCAACACGCATTTTAGTCATGATGGCAAAGAGATTTACGGTAGGCGGAATACCAATGGGATCTTTGGGCGGACAGCACTGGAAAGACTTCGCTAGGAAAAACATACCAACAAGTGATGGTGTTTTAATGGCGCATGGTGTAGACATAGACCCCTTCACTGGTTTATAGGCAACCATGGCCCAGCCAAGTCCTTTAATTCCTACAAATCCCGGAGCCTTTTCGCAGGCCGGGATCGATCTGGGCTTGGGAGCCGATCTTCAGCAGCAGGTCGATAGTGAGATTCTGGACCGGCGTAAGAGGGCTTTGCTTGTCGCCAACCAGCAGCCGGGGGCTTTCGGGGCCTTGGCTTTATCGGGTGTCTCGGGGGTCGGGAACACGGGGGGAATGGCGCTTCAGGCGCTGATGGGGGCGGGAGTTATGGGTGGGTGAGCTTGTCCGGCTGCACGAGGAGAAGCTCGCTGCACCGGCACAATCGGGATACGAAGAAGAGATCGTAACTACCCGGCTCCAGGAGTTCGGGCAGCTCAATCTCTGGCGCAACACGACCGCCTCGCACTGGGAAGAGATAGCGGAGCTGATCGACCCGGCTTCTCGCAACACGTTCTACTACGGCAACTACAATTGGCCGGGGCAGAAGAAGACCGACCGCCAGGTTGACGCCACCGGAATGATGGCGCTCGGGCGCTTCTCTGCCATCCTAGACAGCCTTCTCACACCACGCAATCAAATCTGGCACCAACTGGCGTCGGACAATCCTGACATAATGAATAATCGTGATGCTCGACTATGGTATGAGCAAGTCACGAAGATTCTATTTCAGGAGCGTTACGACGCTATAGCCAATTTCACTGCTGGTAATCAGCGTTCGTACCGCAGTATTGGTGCCTATGGAACTGGTGGATTGTTCATCGACCAGGCAGTTGACGACTGGAATCGGCCAGTAAACAAGCTTCGGTACAAGAATATACCTATTGGCGAACTATTCATTAGTGAGAACCATCAGGGCCGGGTGGATAAAGTTATCCGCTGGTTCAAGATGACACCAAGACAAGCGTACCAAAAATTCGGTGACCGTATGCCAGCGACGTTGCTGTCTGCAATGGAACAGAAGTCGGAGCAAATGTATGACTTCCTCCATTGCGTTCAGCCTCAGACTGATTACGAAGAAGGCGAGTGGGGCGTCAAGGGAATGCCTTACTCATCTCAGTACATTTCTATTCAGGGCAGGGCATTACTTTCAGAAGGTGGCTATCGTTCTTTTCCATATGCGGTAGGGCGGTATATCCAGACCCCGATGGAGACTTATGGCCGGTCTCCGGCGATGGAAGTCCTCCCGGCCCTCAAGACCCTGAACGCTGAAAAGACGACCTTCCTCAAGGTCGGGCATAGGGCGGCGGACCCAACCCTTCTCACCTATGACGACGGCCTGATCGACCCGACCATGAAGCCGGGTGCGGTGAACAAGGGCGGGATGAACGCGGACGGCAAGCCGCTGATCGGTATACTACCGACCGGGCAGATTCAGGTCACCAAGGAGATGATGGACGAGGAGCGGGCGCTCATCAACGACGCCTTCCTTGTCACCCTGTTCCAGATCCTCACTGAGACGCCGCAGATGACGGCGACAGAGGTTATCGAGCGGACCAACGAAAAGGGTATCCTGATCGCTCCCACGGTCGGGCGGCAGCAGTCGGAATATCTCGGACCGATGATCCACCGGGAACTCGATCTTCTTTCTCGCATGAAGAAGTTCCCGCCCATGCCGAACATCATTCGCGAGGCACAGGGCGAATATAACGTCGTCTACACGTCGCCTCTGGCGAGGGCTCAGAGGGCGCAGGACGTGGCCGGTTTCCAGCGCACCCAGCAGAGCGTGATCGAGATCGTGAACGCGACACAGGACCCTTCGGTTCTGGACGTGTTCAACTTCGATGTGGCGGTTCGCGAGATCGCCATGATCCAGGCGGTGCCGGAACGGTGGCTCAACGACGACACGACGATCCAGAAGAAGCGCAAGGCGCGAGCGGATCAGGCCGCGCAGCAGCAGCAGCTCCAGGCTCTGCCTG